AACGTTTTGTTGATAGAAAAATACCATACGTTCAGTTAGTTTATTGACATAACCCCACGCAACGGGCAATGTGTGGTCCTTTATTTGAGGCTTTACAATGACTTGGTACACACGTCCAAACAACTCAAAAGGCGACTCGCTTACAGATGTTGGTGCCCTCGCCCTCATAGGTGGGTATGATTGTGCTAGCCACATTCGGGCGTGCCAATCCCCTACAGGCCGCATGTTCCGACACCCTGACATCTACGCCCAGCACAAGGACTGTTGTACTGGGCTTACCTCATGTAATGGCCATGAGACCACATTCAGCCGAGACCACACAATCTCACTTATAAACTATACCATATTCTCTGGTGATAAAGCACCACTACGCAAGTTCTTCTGGTTCACTATCCGTAACTTTGGCCAGCATTCTGGCGGCACTATTGGCCAGCGCATGCAAAATGTTAATACTTACGCTAGTATGTGCTTAGCCTTGGGTGGTGCTTATTACTTGCTTGGGCTATTACTTAGCCTACTCACTATACCTGCCCTATACTTTGCAGCCAAGAACTTGGAAATAGGATACCGTGTTATCCTTGCAGCTGAGTTTGCTTTGGTATACTACATGACATACCCTAAATTCCTTACCCCTATCCTACGCTGTATACCACGGATGTGCTATAAAAGGCAGCCTAGTAATCTATACTATGAAGTTGTTACCGCTATTATTGATGGACGTTACCCGTCATACCTCGGACCAATGGCTACTACCTATGCATGGCGGCAGCAGATGTCTGGCCTGGATGGGCTATGGCTGTGGACTGACCCAGAGAGTGGGCGTAAAGGCACTGGTGTTGATGTGCAATACATACAAGAGCTTATAAGGGGTAAGGTATGCCGTTAGCAAAAGGGTCTAGCAAGAAAGTGCTGGCTAAGAATATTAAGAAGCTAATATCAGAGGGCTACGACCCAAAGCAAGCAGCTGCTATCGCCTACGATAAGGCTGACAAGGAGAAGAAAGATGCTAAGAAAGATTAGTCTCATCATGTGCCTACTTATTACAGGCTGTGCTAGTACACTTGGCGACAAATGCTCTGGCTGGGTATATGCTGAGCAGCGGTATGAGTATGAGGCTGGTATTACAAAGAAGGTCATCACTTACAAGTGCTATAAGTTCAAATCGGTCCCTTCCCACTATTGACTTGTAATACACTGTAAGATATGCTATAATTATATCTGCCTTACACTGGAGGTATTTATGTCAGTACGTGTAACTAAAGTAGTAGATTCAGTAAGAGCTTCTATTGACTAAGAGGTGATGCCATGGCCTGTGATAGTAAATCAGATATCCAAGAGATGAAGATGGATATCCGCGATATTAAAGAGAATCTTTCGGAACATATGGCAAGGACTGCAGCAAACGAAGCACGTCTTGAACTTATGGAAAGCTACTTTCAGAAACAGGCTGAAGTTAATAACCAGACCATGCAACAGTTTATAGAGCAATCCAAACAGAATGCTGCTGCACTTAACCGTCAGCTCAAGTTTGCATTAGGACTCTTCTCAGCAATCGCAATCTTAGTAGGTGCCTTATGGAAAATATCCCAGTAAAAGCTGGCATGATTAAGAATAGAATACAGGATATTGAGTCTTGGCAAAATGATGATGCTAAGATGTTACAGCAACACTTAGAATCGGAGCCAGACCCTTCTAGCCCATCTTGGGTACAATGGTCTGTCAAGAAGAAGATGCTAGAAGATGCACTTGGGCGTATGCAAGATAGGCAACAAATGTCCGATAAGTTCGGACCAGAAGCATAAGGAGTCTTATATGTTGTTAGGTGGACTTAAAGGTAAACTCGGTGATATGGAAAAGCCTATGATGGAAGATGAAGGCGGCATGGAGGACATGGGTGAAGACATGGCCGAAGGTGAGGCTGCCCCTAAAGTAGACTTGTCCTCGGTGTCGGACGAGGAACTCAAAGCCGAATTGGCCAAAAGAGGACTTTAAGAGGTAAACCATGGCTAGAATTAACCGGTCACTTGTGGACTCTATTATTGAGGAAGTCCGCTTAGTTACAGGCGAAAGCAATGATTCAGGCTCTGTTAGTGATGAGCTACTCCTGTCGTTGCTGAATCGTGCCCAGACGGAAGCTGCACAATTACTGGCCAGGCATTATCCAGAAGCTGTAGTAACATATACAGACATTCCTATCGTAGCCAATATACAGGACTACGAGCTTCCTGAGGATATCTTAGAGGAACGCGTACTCAAGATGGAGTATATCCAATCAGCCCTCACCAATCCTTACCCCATGGAACGGATTACTTTTGATTCTGATGAGGCTAGCTATTACACAGGTTCATCCACAGCTGTTGAGCCAGAACGGTATATGCAGTTAGGCACCTCCCGCGAGGTGCGTGTATTCCCTGTTCCGTCAGGTGGTGGTAGCCTCCGTATGTGGTATGCCAAAGTACCTACTGATTTGGTTAAGAGCCAAGGGCGGATTAAGTCTATAGTGAATGCCACAACCATCGAGCTAGACGCACTCGGTGATGAGATTAGCTCTAACCAGGACGAGGATGGTTCACACCTTTGCATCGTTGATGGTACCACTGGTGCTATCAAGGCCGTACTTGAAGTGGCTGGTATTAATCCAACAGTGGAGACTGTGATTACATTCAGCACCACACCGATTACAGCGGAAGTAGAGGGCATTCCTGTTGTAGCCTGTCCAGACCTTACGACAGCTATAAATGTTGGTGACTATGTGTGTCTGGCACCCTTTACGTGTATTCCTACAATTAGGCAGCCAATCCTCAATTATATCAAGCAGTACGCTATAGCCCTTGTACAGACCAACCTTGGTGCTGAACACGAGGTTGCATACCGTGCTCTTAAAGATATGCAGAAGTTTGTAGAGGATATGGACAGGAGTAAGCCTAACGCATTCAGGGTACGTATGAAGAGTGATGCTTACGGTGGGAATATTCTGAAGCGTAACCTACCAAGACCACGGTCATAAATAAAAGCTTGACAAACAATTCAAAATGTGATATATCTTAAGTCTTCTTTCTTTTGCTTTTTCTTTTTGGGGTTTTCTTTTTCCTTTTCTGTTCTTCGGGGTAAGGGTATTTAACCATTAGTTAAGCTTATCTTACTTAGCAAGATTTATGCCAATCCAATCTAAGCCACTAACTGCCTAGCCTGATTGTAATTCAGCAAATCTTATGCTATAATATTACAGTCCAAACATTAGGAGAACTCTAATGGCTGTAAACTATGTAACTATCCAAGAGTCAGACTTTTCCAGCGGCATGGATTCTACAACTGCTGAGAGCAACATTAAAGAGACTTTCGTACAAGACCTACAAAATGCCATACCAGATGCTGGCGGCTCTATCGCCACGCGCACCGGTTATATCACATATGGTGGCGGGATTCCAGTGCGTGTAGTCTCCGCTGAGACTATATCCGAAACCAAAGTACGCCTTACACTTGACAGCTCTGTGACTGTGGCCAACTTATCCAGGCAGCCTGTTATTGTATACGGCACCAGTACTGCTATTAAAGATGACTCAGTCTGGGCATACTTTCCCAAGGCTACAACAGATATCCCAGTTGTTGTGCCACCTTATGATACTAATCCAGAACAAGCCGATGTTGTGCTTGAGCAGTATAAGACTGGTATCAGCCAGAAGTATGTGCTGCTTGGTATTAGCTCAACAGCACTTGGCACACCTATCAACAGCTTTCTTACTTTAGGCTCTGATGGTATTACGGTAGACCCTGTTAACTTTACAGTTACTACACGTATTGTAAATAATACAGACACTTCCAAGTACTTCTTCTTATACTATATCGACCCAGCTGTAACAGGTGAGGCCTATCACACAGCGGACTTCCTAGCTACCGGCGCTGGCCCTTCTGTATGGACAACTACAGCTAGCACTGTGCCAAATAACAACTTCATCATCCGCTGCTATAAAGATGATGGTACTGCTATCATACCCGATACACTCAGCTTTGATGATACCACAAGTGAGATTACAGCATCATTTAGTGAAGACGTTGGTAATGGCCATATGGTTGTTGTGGCTGGTGAAACTTCCAGCTTCTTTGACGCAATCGTAATGGGGAATGCTGTTACCACTATTAATATTGAGCAAGAGATTGCTGGTGACGTACTGTTTGTAGAGTGCTATAGGAAAGATGCACTATCCAATGTATATACCTTGGCATGCCCCGACGATATCCAATTTGATATCAGCCAAGAATACCCCCTAACCGTGTCATTTAATAATGAATCTAATGATTCATATACAGTACGTATTATCTGGCGTAAAGGGGAGCAAGCTGCTAGGTCTGTGATTACGGTTGAATATCAGGCACCGCACGGTATTCCTGTGAATACGGCAGACTACAATCCACAACTTGTTGTATATGGCCCTGACCATTCCGTCATCTATACTGAAGGTTCTGGTGACCGTGCTGGCTGGGTAAGCTTTGTAGATAGGTATCGTACTGCTACAGAGGATAGGATGGTGTGTGGCTTGGGCTGGAACACTTTCCAATGTGTTGATAAGTCTGAGATATTGGATGGGGTAAGTCTACCTGTAGCACAGTGGAAGGTTTATCCAAGCCTGCGTTCACGTGTTGTGGCCTTGGGTACAGTCTATACAGGCCCAGCCATTAGTAATGGTACACCTCGTAGCACGGCCAATATTGATACACCAGACTCCACAGCGGATGGTACACTGTTTGCTACAGCCATTACACAGTCCGGGACTACAATCACACTAGCTACAACACTATCTGGCGGCACGTTGACTGGAACTGTAGATAAGCTTGGTCGCACAGTGACTATTAGGCAAGCACCTACTACAGACTTACTTGGTGAGCATATTATCAAACGCATTGCCACAGCAGATGATGGCCTTGGTAATCTCACATCTATTGAGTTTGATATCGAAATTGAGAAGGGCGAAGTGCTGGATTACACTAGATTTAATGGTGCCCAGGTTGAGTGGGGAATCTTTACTGATGAGCTTGAAGTAGAGCTACCATCTATGCTTGTGCCAGGCGATAAAGTAGAGTTATATGGCTACGCATCCACTTACCCCAACTCATACTGCCTTTCGGCTTATACAGAGTCTAGCAGTAATTATGTAAGTGTGTCTAATTTAACGGTACGTAGACAGATTCCTAATCGTATGCTGCTATTAGGCACCCGTCTGACTAAGCTCATCCCGCTGCGTCCTGAGTTTGATGATGATACACTAGATGAGAACTTATGGCTAGTGCATGGTGATATGATTCAAATTGATGATATCGCCACCGAGGAGCGTATCCGAGTTGTCACAACACATATTGATATAACACTAACCACACCACCCATTGTTACAGTTAGTGCAGGCCTTAAAACAGTTGAAGTGCAAGTCGAAGGCGGACCAACTTTTGATACTAATGCATTTAAAGTCGGCGACCTTATCCTATTGACGAACGCCGGTATCTTCTCTGGTGAATATGAGATTGATTGTATCCTGTCTGATACAAAGTTCTGTACTTTACCAAAGGCCACTACCGCACCAGCTGGAACGTACTTGCCAAACGACACAGTGCTCCGCGGTGGATTAATTGAAATCTGGGGAGAACCTATTAGCATCTCTGATGATGCCTTCAACCAGAGTGAGATTAAAGTTAATAAGCGATGGCTGCCAGTAGACAGGGCTGATATACTCGGCACTTATGGTACAGATATTAAGCAGTTTAGCAGCGATTCTTACACTGAGCAGGAGTTTGTGAGAACTGTCGTAGCCCGTGACTCCATGTTCCAGACTAATGGAGTAGACCCTGTTTACAAATTTGATGGTCGTAACTACCATTTAGCTGGACTTCCTCGCGTTAATCCTTGTATTATGGTATCACTTAATACAGCTGCTTTAGACAAGATACCATTCCCAGCATACTCTGCAAAGGCAGCCGCAAACGTAACACAGACCACACCTTGGTTAGCATATAAGGCACAACTAGGGTCGGCTGCTGGGTTCAATGTAGGAGATGCCGTTCAGATTACAGGTCAAGATAATACAGGAAGTCTGATTACCAGGATTAGTAGAATTGAGGTTAATGGAATCACAGCTGGGTCAAAGGAACAGGTTGATTTAATTGAAGTTGATACAGCCTTAGATTCTGATAGCTTATCTTCTGCGCTTCAGATTGCTGAAGTGTCATACAGGTATTATTTTAAATTCTTGTTTATTGATAGAAATAATAATATAGTACAATCGGCCACACTTGGTAATCAAGATATAGTTGTGAAATTGACAGAATCTGCTAGGGTACAATTTAGGCTTGTAGGTCTGCCTATGGTAGAGCAGCTTGATTATGCACGTATTGAGATTGAGGTATATAGAACTAGGAAAAATGAAAGCGCACCCTACTATCGGATTCGCAATGTCGAAGTTCCTTACCCCATAACCAACTATATCGACATTTACGATTCGACAGCGGATGCGCTGCTTACTGATTTGGATTATACCACAAGTGCGTTAGAAAGTCAAGAGCTTTCTACTGGTATTAATATTCCACCAAAGGCAAGGTGTATAACTGCCGCATCTAACAGGCTTTTATTAGGCGCATGTACATCAACCCCACGTTTCACAATGACAATCACAGACGGCCAAACGGAGTATGCAACCACTTTAGCAGATTATATAGGTGCCAAACTGGAAATAAAGGATTGTGATTCAAATGCGGTGTATACCTTTAAGTTTACAAATAATCTATATAGTGACTTTTCACCAGTAGTGTCCGAATCTTCAGCTGGTATAAGTCATGTTGATAATATAGCTACTGTTACCTGCACAGATGTTACAGGTTTGGTATCTGGTGACTGGGTTTATTTAACACGTATAACCTCAGATGCAACCAGTGGTAACATAAAACCAAGATATGCGGGTTGGCACAAGATTATTGATGTTGATGCGGATGAAAATACGTACACATTTGCAGTTAATAGTGCAGCAATCACAGCCTTGGACGCATCTTCATATGATACAGATTTAGATGCTGTGGATGTTTTATGGGTATCTGGAGGTGTTATCCCCGTTCCAACTATTGCGGCTGGAAGCGTTGATTACTTTATGAACACAGTTGAAGGCAGTTCTGATAATCCACAGATTCGGCATTTACCACAGTTAGGAAGGGCAATTAATACAGTAATGGCCCTAGAGTCTGCTCATTCCTTCTGGGCTGAATATGGTAATGATGTAACTCCATTGGGTACTATTATCATAAAAAATATATGTTCTGATTTTAGTGTACAGTACACAAAACCAGTACCAGCTATTGGATATGCTAGGGTATTTATAAACGGGACACAGATGTCAGGCAGCACCTCTGGGTGGATAGATGCTGTTACAACCTTCAGAGGTAGCCGTATTGTAAAGTCTTACCCTAACTATGCTGAGTGCTTCGATAATCCAGATGCCGAGGATGCTTCAACTTCTAGCTCAATCATTGATGTGAACCCAGCAGATGGTGAGACTATTACGGCCATGATTCCCATGATAGGTCCATCTACCACAACAGCTTCACAATTGCAAGGCACTGTGATAGTATTTAAAGAAAAATCTATCTATGCTGTGGATGTAGAAAGGAACTCATTCGAGAAGTTACAGACTAATGGAGTGGGAGCGCCTTACCCCAACTCTGTGTCACAGACATCAGGCGGGCTTGCCTTTGCATCTACATCTGGCATCTATAAGATTGACCGCTCCCTTAGAATCTCCAAGATATCTGGACCCGTTGATGACCTCATAAAGGAAGCACAGACGGAGGATGTGTCCAGATTACAAGGCCATAGCTTTACTACAGAAAATCAATATA